ATTGGCTGACGCGGGCGACCGCTTGGCAGGCGCTGTACGTGAACGCGCACCCCGAGCTGAAGACCAGCATGGACGTGGCGTCGATCAGCCAGGACGGCTTGTCGATCACCTTCAAAGGTTCGTCGCAGTCGCTTGCGATCTACTCGCCGGTCGCGTTGCGGTTCCTGTCGAACCTGTTCCGGGGTTCCAACAGCACGATCCGGTTCAACAGCGCGTTCCAGAAGAACCGCTGGGCCCGCACGGGCGTGACGGCCGGTTCGAGCGTCCCCTGGCGGAACATATGATCGCGACCCCGACCACGACCGTGGACGTGCTGCGCGGCACCACGACCAACGCCTACAACGACGTCGTGGACGCCGACACCCCGGTGCCGGGTATGACCGGGCTGCCCGCGTCGATCATCGAGCAGCGCCAGAAGGTACACGCCCCGAAGGACTCCCCGGCCCAGGACCGGATCGTGCGCGTCTTCAAGGGGCGCATGGCCAACGGCCTGGATGTGCGCAAGGGGGACCGGCTGCGCGACGCCGCAGGGTCGGTCTACATCGTCGACAACCTGTACCAGCAGGCCAACCCCTTCTGGAAGCAGGACCTCACCTTCGATTTGTCCCTGACCGTCTGAGAGGAGGCCACGTTGACCGCCACCCTGTACGCCACGACCGAGCTCGTCACCGTCGCCTACCTCGGCGTGGTCCTCTCGGCGCCGTCGATCGTCGGCCTTCAGCTGCCCGGCGACCAGACCAGCTGGGCCGCCAGCGGCTTCGTCCAGGTGGTCGCGCCGCATGCGGGGGAGCCGAACCAGTACGAGCCGATCGAAGCCCCGGTGGTCGCGGTGCGCTGCTGGGCGGTCGCGCCGGGCGGCCGGCGCCCGCCGTGGAACCAGGCCGCGCAGCTGGCCGAGAAGATCCGGCGCCTCGCGTTCAACGAGTACACCGGCGCGGTCACCGTCACGCTCCCGACCGGGTACGAGCAGGCGATCGTCGACACCGGCAGTGTCCTGTCGCACCCCGCGCGGATCGGCGGCGACGACTCCGCGTTCGCGTGCTACGGGTTGGACGTGCGTCTGAGCTGGCGGGGGGTGGGGCTCGGATGATGGACATCGACACGATCATCGACAACGTCATCGCCTTGGCCAACGCCCAGACCAGCGGCGGCAACCCGCTGTTCGTCGACGTGCTCGACTACGAGTGCCGGGCGATGCCCCCGGACGGCATCATCGCGTCGGTCTACTTCAACGAGCTCGGCGGTGTGCCGGATGACTCCGGGCTCGCTGCTACGAGCGGGACGCTGGTGCTCAACGTGCGCCTCTACGTCTCCACCGTGCGCCAGCCCTACGGCACGACGGAGCGGTCGATCGTGCGGGCCGCGCAGCAGATGTGCGGCGCGCTGAACGCCTCCTTCACGCTCGACGGCAGCGTGCGCAACGTGGACATCTTCGGCGCGAGCGGTGTGCGGCTGCGTGCGGTCGGCGGCTACATCCCGGCCCAGGACGGCAAGCTCATGCGCGTAGTCACGATCACGCTTCCCACGATCGTCAACGACGTGTGGGAGCAGACGCCATGACCGAGATCACCGTCATCGTGCACGGCCCCCTGTTCGACGGGCGCGCGGGCCGCATGGTCGACCACATGTGCACCGAGGTCCAGCAGGACATCGCGGAGCTCGCGCTGGACACCTGGCAGCTGAACGCCGAGCAGACGTTCAAGGAGCCGACCGGCCGCTACCAGGAGCACATGCAGGTCGCCAAGCGGGACAACGCCGACGTGGTCACCGACGGCTGGCCCGGCTCCGGGTTGCAGTACGGGCCCTGGCTCGAGGGGCTGGGGTCGCGCAACCGCACGACCCGGTTCAAGGGCTACTGGAACCTCAAGCGGGCCTACGAGTTCGCGCAGCAGCAATGGCTCACGGTCGCGCAGCCCCTGGTCGACAAGTGGGTGGGAAGGATCAACAGTGACTAAGACCTCGGGCCTCGGCGACGCGTTCCTGGTGGGCGGCTATGACCTGTCCAACGACGTCGCGAGCCTGGAATCGATCACGCAGCCGCTCGGGGTGATCGACGTCACCGGGATCGACGTGAGCGCGCACGAGCGCATCCCCGCGCTCGGCGACGGCTCCATGGCGTTCACCACCCACTTCAACCCGGCACTCGCGCAGCAGCACAAGGTCCTGTCCGTGCTGCCGCGCACCGACGTGCACATGATGTACTGCAACCAGCGCGCCGTCGGCAACCCCGCGGCGGCACAGATCGGCAAGCAGCTCGACTACGCGCCCACCCGCGCCACGGACGGCTCCCTGAAGACCTCCGTGGCCGCGCAGGCCAACGGATTCGGCCTGGAATGGGGCGTGCAGCTGACCCCCGGGCCCGCGGCGCTCGCGTCCGTGCTGACCGGCAACGCGTCCACGTTCGAGGGTGGCATCGCGAACTGGGCACCGGTCACGAACTGCTCGATCGCGCAGTCCTCCGCGCAGTCCCACAGCGGCACGAAGTCCCTGGCGCTGACCTCCACCGCAGGCGGCGACATGATCGCCGAGTCGTGTGCCGCGGCGAACATCCTCACCCAGGGGTTCCCCGTCACACCGGGGCAGAGCGTCACCGCGCAGGCGTGGATCCGCACCGCGGTATCGGCGCGCACCGTGTCGGTGGGCTGCCACTGGTACACCTCCGGCGGCGTGTCGGTGTCCACGACCTACGCGACAGGTGTGGCGGACGCGTCGGGTGCGTGGACGCTCGACCCTGGCACCGTGACGGCGCCGGCCACGGCCGCTTTCTACTCGGTGTCGGTGAAGGTCGCCGCGACCGGGGCTGGCGCCGAGGTGCACTACATCGACGACGTGCTGGCGTTCACGTCCCCAGCCTCGTACGACACCGGGGCGAGCGCGTCGTTCGGCGCGCAGGCGTATCTCCAGGTCGCCGGGTTCACCGGGACGGACATGACGGTCGCAGTGTACGACTCCGCGGACAACGTCAGCTTCGCGGTGGTCGCCGGATTGACGTTCGCGCAGACCACAACGGCGCATACCACGCAGCGCGTCGCGACCGCGGCGGGGGCGACGGTGCGCCGGTATGTCGCCGTCGTGGTGAGCACCATAGGCGGCTTCACGGCGGCGAGCTTCGCCGTATCGCTGACGAAGAACGTGACGGCGGTGACCTTCTGATGATCTTTCCTCAGGTCAGTAGATGGCAGCCGGCCGGGCCGGCGTGGGCGTACAAGACGTACCGCATCCTGTCGCCGCCCTCGCACCGGCGTAAGGCCACCTGCGAAGAGGTGGAGTGCGAACGCTGGCGCAAAGGCTGGAAGACCTGCCTGGACGTCGCCGACCCGAAGCACGCGTCGGCCGCGAACTGGATCCGGCTGCACTCGGGACTGAAGTTCACGGCGCATGAGATCGGTACCGCTGTCACGTTCACGTTCTCAGCCGGGCAGCCGTGCTGGGCTGGGCACACGGTCCCGTTCAAACCGCACCTGTTTCTGGTGCACGGCGGCGACTGGCGCGGCAACCCGCGCGGCGTGCCGGTGGTGCGCCACTCCGGCGTGCAGGCCTGGGTCGACGACTTCGGCGAGAACCAGCAGTTGATCAGAGAACGCATAGGAAGGGGCTGAACCCGATGGCGAAGGTAAGCGGTCTGGGCGCGACGGTGACGGTGGACAACGCAGCCGGCACACCGCAGGACATCAGCACGGACGTGTCCGACTACCAGTTCTCCACCCCTTACGGGGTGCAGGACACCACCGGCGTGAACGTGCTCAACCATGAGCGGCTGCTGCTGCTGGAGGACTTCTCCGTCACCTTCAACGGCACCCAGGACCCGGCGGCGAACAAGAGCCACGCGGTGTTCTCCGGGGACAAGCGCGTCTCGCGCACGGTCGCGATCATCAACGAGACCACGGCGAGCTCCACGATGACCGCGGAGACCCTGTTCACCGACTACCAGCTCAAGCGCTCGGCGACCGGCGAGCTGACCTGGAGCGCGCCAGGCGTGCTGGCCAACGGCGTCGCCCCCGCGTGGTCGTAGACGCGCACCGACAACCGTCCGGCATAGCGGAGGAAACCCAACCGATGACCGAGGACCTGTTCATCCCCGAGCCCACGCACTACGACCTCGTCTTCACCGACCCGGCCCTGAAGGGTTTGCGGGTGGAGATGCGGCGCATGTCGCTGGGCGAGTCCCTCGCGCTCGACGAGATACGCCTGAGCCGTGGCGGCGACGCCGGGGAGAGCGTCAAGCGGGTGCGGCGCGTCGCCGAAATGGTCGCGGCGAAGGTCGTGTCCTGGAACCTGGCCGACGAGCTCGGCCAGCCGGTCCCGATCGGCATGGACGGGCTGCTCGCGCAGGAGGAGTCGGTCATGGACGCGATCGTGTCCTCCTACATCACCGCCGTGCGGGGGGTGGACGCCCCTTTGGACAGCGCATCGCCCACTGGTGCGCCGCCCCCGCCGGTGTCGATTCCGATGGAAACCCTGTAACACAGCCGCCCGAGCTGGCGCACGCCAGATTCCTGCTCGGGCTGCTGAACCGCTTCCCCGGCTACACCCTGCGCACGCTGCTGGCCGAGGACGCGGGGCTGCTGCGGCTGCTGGAGATCGAACGGCTCGGCGCGAGCGAACGGGAGGGAGGTGACCCCACATGGTGAACAAGATCGAGATCGTGGTTATGGGCAAGAACCTGACCAAGCCCGAGTTCGACGCGGCCGTGCGCGACGCGCGCAGCACCGGCGAGCGTGTGGGCACCGACTTCTCGCGCGGCGTGCAGGACCAGGTAGATCGGGAGATGCCGTCCCTGCTGCCGCCGGTCGATGAGCAGAAGGAGAAGGCCAAGGGCGCTGCGGCCGGCGACGCCGCGTCCAAGGGCATGTCCCCGCTGCTGATCGGTGCGTTCACCGCCGCGGCGACGATCGGGCCGGCGGCGATCCTGGGCGGTGTCGCGACCGCGACCGTGGGCGTGGCGGCACTGGTCGCGAAGAGCAACGCGCAGATCGGGCAGGACTACCAGACCCTCGGGCAGAACATCGAGTCGGTGATGACGAACGCGGTCGCGCCGATCGTGCCGCAGATCGACGCCGGAGTGAAGGTGCTCGAGCAGGGCCTGACGACGGTCGGCCCACAGTTGGACCAGCTTTTCGCCGCGGTCGGCCCGGACGTCTCGCAGCTCGCCACCGGTTTAGTGAAGCTCGCCGAGGGTGCGCTTCCGGGGATCACCTCGGGGTTGCGGGCGGTCGAGCCGATCGTGTCCAGCGTCGCGACCGACTTCGGGAAGATCGGTGAAGGGATCGGGGGATTCTTCTCCGGGCTCGGCGCGGGGGCCGGTGGATCCGCGATCGGGCTGAGCGCCCTGTCGAAGTCCCTGTCGGAGTTGCTGCCGGACATCGGTCAGATCACCGGGGACCTGGCCAATGGGCTCGGTCCGGCGCTGCGTGACGTGCTCGCCGTCGCGGATCCTCTTGCGGGCGCGCTGACCGCGGTCATTGGCGCGATCCCGCCGGGCGCCCTGGAGGTTGCCGCGGCCGGGGCGGCGCTGCTGTTCGGCGCTTTTAAGGGTGTGTCGCTGGTCGGCGCGGCGCAGGACGCGATGCTCGGGTTCAGCACAAAGCTGGCCGGGGTGGGTATCGCGGAAGGGGCGGCGGCGACCGAGACGGAGGTCCTAGCCGCATCCATCGACAATCTGGCTGTTTCCATCGCCGCTCTCGCGGGTGTCGAGGGGGCGGCTACCGGTGGGGTGGCGGCGCTGGGCGTCGCCGAGGACGCGGCTGCGGTCGAGACCGGGGTGTTGGCGAAGGCGCAGGCGGGGTTGGCTGTGGCGACCGGTGCCACCTCCAGCGTGGTGTCGGCGGCGGCCGGCCCCTATGGGCTGCTGGCCGGGGCGCTGTTCATAGCCTCGGATCAGATCTCGAAGCACACTGCGGTCCAGCTGAACCTCTTCAGTGTGATCTCGACGTTGAACAAGGCGTACAACACCCACGCGACCGCTGTGGGGGACGCGGGTAAGGCCATCGAGGGGATCGCGGGGCATTTCACCTCCGCGACGCAGAAGGCCGATGACCTGACCGCGGCGCTCACGACGCAGCGCGAACAGGTCTCTGGCAACGCGCAGACCACCGCCACCTCCACGCTCGCCGCGCTGGACGCGACGGACGGCCAGAGCAAGTTGACGCAGCAGCTGTACCAGTCCCTGACCGGGTACTCCGCGGCCACCACCGGGGCCAGCGCCTACGGCTCGGCGCTCACGGCCCTGAACGGGACCACCCAGACCGTCGACGACGCGCAGAACAGCCTGGCTCAGCAGATGCTCAACGCCAAGACCTCGTTCGCGCAGAACAAGTACTCGATGGACCTGAACACCCAGGCGGGCATCGACAACAGGGACGCCCTGTCGGCGGCCGCCAAAGCCATCACGCAGCTCGGGATCTCCCAGTACCAGGCGACGGGCAGCATCGGCAACGCGAACGACGTGATTCAGGCACAGATCAACCAGTTCGTCGCGAATACCGGCGCCACCGGCAAGAACAAGGACGCGATCTACGCCTACCTGGAGTCACTGGCGAAGATCCCCCCGAACGTGTCGACGGACGTGAACCTGAACACGTCGGGCGCGTTCGGGCAGCTGGCGAACCTGCTAGAGACGATCAACACCAGCAGCGGTGTCGTGCACGTCTACGAGTCCACGTCCGGGGTCGTGACCAATAGCTCTTTCGGGCGCGGCTTCGGCGCGAAGGCCTCCGGCGGTGTCGTGGGTGCGTTCTCGGGGATGGTGCGTGGCGGCCGGACCCTGGTTGGGGAGTACGGGGCGGAGGTGGTCGACCTCCCGATGGGCTCGACGGTGCATTCGAACCCCGACACCCAGCGGATGCTCAGCGAGGGCGGTGGCGGCAGCCCGATGCGGGTCCAGTTCGAGCTGGTCGGCTCCAGCGATCCGGTCCTGTCGGGTCTGTGGGAGGCGCTGCGCAAACACATCCGGGTGCGTGGTGGCAACGGCAGCAACAGCGTGCAGAAGGCACTCGGACAGCCGTTCTAGGAGGAACTGATGGGTGTTCACCGGTATATCGCGTGGAACGGCTTGGCGCCGACGACGGCCGCCCTGGTCAAGGTCGCGACAGGCACGTCGATCAAGACGATGCTCCAGATCTCGACGCCGTCGACACGGATGATCCAGCTTGTGGGGTGGGGTTACACCCTCGACGCCGTCCCTGCGTCGGCGGGCGAGATCGAGCTGTTGCAGACGGATGTGGCGGCCACCACGGGGACCGCGCACGTCGCCGCCGGGCTGATGCCGATGATGCCCGGGGTCCCGGCGTCGCTGATGATGCTGGGCACCGCGGCGACGGGCTACAGCTTCACGGCGGAGGGCACGACCACCGCGTCGCGGCTGTTCGACTCGGCGCAGGTCCCCCCGACGGCGGGCGCGACGGACCTGCAATACGACTACGAGTTCCCGGAGGACTACCGGCCCGTCGTGGACATCAGCAAGTTCCTGCGGGTGCGGGTCACGTTCGGCGGCAGCGTGAACATGTCCACGTACATCGTGTGGGAGGAGTAGACCCCGGATGCGTTCCTATGCCCGGCGCACCCGCCTGCGCACACCTCCTATCGGCCAGGGGCCGGTCGCCGACCCGACGGGTCCGATCGGGCTGGCCGTGGAGCTGTACCTGGGCGCGCTGGGCTGGACGGACATCTCCCCGTTCGTGCTGTACCGGGACTCCTCGCAGCTGGTGGGCATCTCGCGCGGCCGCCCGAACGAAACGGGTTCGATCACCGCGCAGACCGCGTCACTTCAGATCAACAACCGTGACGGGCGGTTCTCGCCGCGCAACCAGTCGGGCCCCTACTTCGGGTACATCGGGCGCAATACCCAGATACGCATCGGCCGGATGCAGAACGGGGTGCGCCGCTACCGGTTCGTCGGCGAGGTTCCGTCGTGGCCGACGACGTGGGACATCTCCGGTACCGACGTGTGGATCGACATCGCGCCGGCCGGGCAGTGGCAGCGGCTCCAGCAGGGCACGCAGAACCTCGGCTCGGCGATGTTCCGCGCCTATGCGCTCAAGACGAGCCCGACGCTGAACCCGGTGGCGTACTGGCCGTGCGAGGACGGCTCGACCGCGACCACCCTGGCGTCGGGGCTGTCCGGCGGCTCGGCGATGACGATCAGCGGACCGCTGACGCTGGCGTCGAACAGCGGCTTCGTGTGCTCGCTGCCGCTGCCGGTCCTCAACGGCGCCACGCTGACCGGGCAGATCCCCGTCGGCGGGGCGTGGACGGACAATGTCCTGCGGTTCCTGATGCAGGTGCCCAGCGGCGGCGAGGCCGACGGCTCGATCGTGGCCAGGTTCTTCACCACCGGCACTGTCCGGCAGCTCGACATGCGCTACAACACCGCGTTCGGCGGTGAGCTGACACTGCTGGGCTACGACTCGGCGGGCAACAACCTGTTCACCAGCGCGTCGCTGGTCACGCTCGGCGGGGTCGGCGTGGACGGACAGCTGCTGCGCATCTCGATGGACCTGCGCAAATCCGGCTCGAACGTCAGTTACCAGATGGGGACCCTTCGGCCCGGAGACGTGAACGCCACGGTCGGAGGCGCCGTGCTGTCCTCGGCGGTAATCGGCCCGGCGACCTCAGTGGTCGTCAACCCTGACGGCGACCTGGCCTCGACCGCCATCGGGCACATCTCGATGCAGCCGGTCGGCGACTCGCTGTTCGACCTGTCCGGGCCGCTGAATGCGTGGAACGGCGAGGGGCCGTTCGCGCGCTTCGGGCGGCTGCTGGCCGAGCAGGGGCTCAACCCCGGCAACTTCTTCCCCGACTTCAGCCGAATCGACGGCAACAACGCCGTCGCGATGGGCTATCAGCTCTCCGACACGTTCGCGAACCTGATCCAGCAGATCGCCGACACCGACCTGTGCATGATCTACGAGGCTGCGGACCAGGCCGCGATCGTGCGCCGCAGCCGCATCATCAACTACAACCAGGGCACCAGCTATAACAACACCCTGCCAGCCCTCATCCTGGACTGCGCGCAGAGCCAGTTCTCCGGTCCGCTCAACCCGCTGGACGACGACGCGAACACCCGCAACAACATCACCGTGCAGCGCGACTCCGGCTCGTTCGCGCAGGCGACCCTCACCGGCGGCGCACTGTCCACCCAGGACCCCCCGGCCGGGGTGGGCACCTACGCCACCACCTACAGCCTGTCGGTCGACGCGGACGCCCACCTGGCCGACCACGCGGGGTGGCGGCTGCACATGGGCACCGTGGACGAGGCCCGCTATCCGACGATCCGGTTGAACCTGCGCCATCCGCAGTTCACCGGGAACGTCGCCCTGATGAACCAGGCGTTGACCCTCGACATCGGCGACCTGGTGGTGATCAATAATCCGCCGCCGTGGATGGCGCCGGACCAGATCCGCCTCATCGTGCAGGGCTACACCGAGACCATGGGCAGCTTCGAGCACGACATGGTCCTGAACTGCTCGCCGGAGTCGCCGTACCGGGTGGCGATGCTGGAGGACGTGGTGCTCGGGCACGCGGACACCGACGGCTCGACCCTGACGGGGGCGCTCGGCCCGGTCCTGAACAGCAACGGGTTCTTCGCAGGTGGGTCGGGTGCCGGGTGGGCGACCACGAACTGTTCGCTCGCCGTCGTGGGCACCTGCGGGTCCGCCTCGCCGCTGCCGCCGGGTGGCCCGACCGGGTACGGGGCGCTGGTCACCCCCAACGGGGCCGGCGGCCCGAGCATCGCGCAGAGCGGCGCGCTGTTCCCGGTCGTGCCCTTGCAGGCGTACTACGCCAGCGCCCTGTTCTATTACCCGAGCGGCGCGCAGCCGATCATCGCGGGTATCGCCTGGTTCGACGCGTCGCAGTCGTTCATCTCCACCAGCAGCGGCTTCGCCACGGCTACGGCGGCGACGTGGACCGCGCTGCCCAGCGGTTCGCTGACCGCGCCGGGCAACGCCGCGTTCGCCGCGCCGTTCGCCGCGCTGGGCAACGTGCCCACCGCGGGGGACGTGTTCTACGCCGCGAACATCGTGGCGTGGCAGGGCGCCGTCACGGTTGCCACCACCACGGCCGGCTCACCCCTGTGGACCACCAGCGCCGCCGACTTCCCGTTCGACATCGCGGTGTCGCCGCTGGGCTCGGGCGGCGAGCGGATGACGGTCACCGGCATCACGGGCGGTTCGTCGCCGCAAATATTCACTGTGGCGCGCGCCGCCAACGGCGTCGGCACCGCGCTGCCCGCCGGGCGCGACGTGCGCCTATGGCAACCGATGATCCTGAGCCTGTGAGGGGTAACGGATGAGTCTTCCTTTCACAGCCGGGCAGCGCGTTCTGGCCTCCGATTTGAATACGGCGTGCGGCCTGTCCGCGTGGACGACGTCGTTCGTGCCGACGTGGACGCAGTCCGGGGGCGCGCCCGCGTTCGGCAACGCCGTGGTCGTGACCGGGTATCAGAAGGTCGGCCGGGTGTGTGTCGGGCGGTATCAGTTCACGTTCGGGTCTACGACGAACTTCGGCACGGGTGTGCAGCCGTGGCTTTTCACGCTGCCGCTGGCCGGGGTCGCGCCCGCCAGCAATCTGTGGAACATCGGGAGCTGGTCAGGGGATCCGGCTGGGACGTTCTTCGTCGGGTCGACCTACATCAACTCGTCCGGGCTGCTGGGGCTGCTGGTGAACTCCTCGGCGAACTCGGTGGAGACCACGAACCCGGGGACGTGGGCCAACGGGAACTTCCTCGAAGTCTCATTCCAGTACGAGACCACTTCCTAGGGGGACCGCAGAGATGACGATCGCCTACCCGGACGTCTCCAACCACGAGGGCGCGATGCTGCTCCAGCCGGCCACGGTCGCTGTGTGCGCGAAGGCGAGCGAGGGGACCGGCTACACCGACCCGTTCTACAGCCACTACAGGGCCGAGGCCGCCAGGGTCGGCGCGACGTTCTTCGCGTATCACTTCCTGCACGCCGGGAACGGCGCGGCGCAGGCGGACCACTGCTTCGCGGTGACCGGCCCCGGCGTCAACGTGATGATCGACCTCGAGCCGACCACTGGCAGCAACCCGAGCGTGCAGGACGCGCTCGACTTCGCCACCCGCTACCGGGCGCGCGGCGGCCTGTGCACCCTCGTCTACCTGCCGCACTGGTACTGGGCGAACCCGGTTGGATCCCCGGCCGGCGGCATGGGCTCGCCGTCGCTGACGCCGCTCGCCGCGGCCGGCCTCTCGCTCGTCGCGAGCAGCTACACCACCTACAGCGACAGCGGTCCCGGCTGGGTCGGATACGGCGGTGTCAGCCCGACTATCTGGCAGTACACGGACGCTCTGCCCTACTCGGGTCAGAGCGTGGACTTCAACGCCTACCGCGGGACCGTGGACCAGCTGCGGGCCCTGCTCGGATATGTGGAGGGTGACATGGACGGCAACCAGGCCAATCAGCTTGAGCAGGTGTACAACTTCATCTTCAACGGCGGCACCGACTCCGGCCCGACACCGCCCGGCGCCACGGACAACAGCCTGGTGAGCCAGCTGAAGTACCTTCAGGGCGTCGTGGCAGCGGTGCAGGCGCCCGACCCGGCCGCGTTCGTCGCAGCGCTGGCGGCCAACCCGGACGCGGTCAGGGCGCTGGCCGCAGTGCTGCCCACGCCGCCGACCGCGGACCAGATCGCCGCCGCTGTGGCCAAGCACCTGGGCGCCGACCTTCAGGCCGGCTGACGATGTCCTGGGCGGCGTGGTTCTGGCTCGGGTGGCTGGTGCTCGGGTTCGGGGTGCTCGAGACTGTCGCGCTGGTGACGGGGCACCCGCAGTGGACGCTGTCGTATCAGGTGTGGCAGCTCGAGGGCGTCGGCGGCTCGATCGTTCAGTTCGTGCTGGGCGCGTTCCTCGTGTGGCTGTTCGGGCACCTAGTGCTGCATCTGTGGTTCGTTCTGCGCTGAGAAAGTGAGCACGTGTTCGGTCTGTCTCTCTCGCAGGTCTCCGCGGGCGTCGCGCTCGTGGTGGTGGTGGCATTCGTCGTATGGCTGCTGCTCACCGACCGTCTCGTCACGCGTCGGCGCTTGGAGGATGTTCGGGAGGACAGGGATGCGCGGGTCGCCGAGGCGCACGCATTGGCTTCGATGTGGCGTGAGGCGTTCGAGTTCGAGCGCACCGCGCGGGAGCGGTTCAGTGGCCACAGCCAGGCGGCGATCGAGGCGGCGCGTACGACGGCTGCCGTACTCCAGGCGCTGCCGTCGCCCGAGGGGAGTGCGAATGCGGATCCGGTGGCGTAGGCGCCGCCCGGAGCGGCCCGATGCGGCACTCCCGGAGGGTGCGCAGGAGGCGCGGGCAGCGGTGGCGTCGGCGCGGCACGCGGCGTCGGAGGCCGCGCGGCGCGGGCCGGAGGTGGCGGCGTTGACGCAGACGCTGCGGCGTATGCGCGAGACGAATCATTTCAACGAGCGGGTCGAGGCGATGCTCAGGGCGGGGTGGCATGGTTAGCGAGGCGGTGTTCTTCGCCGCCGCTGCGGGGCTGGTGTACCTGGTGGGGTACACGGTGATGGTGCCGTGGTGGCGTAACCCGGTGGGGCGCTCGATGGTGTCGCTAGTGGCGGCGATCGAGTTGCTGTTGCTGCCGCCGGTGCTGCGTTCGCTGGCGGGGGTGGATCTGAGGGATCCGTGGTTTCGCTGGTATTACTGGGCGTCTCTGCACCTGGTGGCGTTCGTGATGCTGTGGCGGCTGGTGGTGGCGTACCGGGTGCAGCGACGCGGCTAGCTGCGGGGGCGGCGCGGCATGTAGCCGGGGCTAGTCCCCCAGCGAGAGCCGCACGCCGCCGGTCAGCTGGTCCGGGGTGAACGTCTGGGTGCCGCGGTGGGAGATCGTCACGGTGTAGACGCTCAGGCCGGAGGGGACCGCGACGTCGAAGCTGAAGGAGCACGCGGAGTTGCCGTTGCTGATGCTGCCGCCGCTTAGCGCTCCGACGCCGATCTGCCCGGTGGGGCCGCCGATGACGACGGCCGCGCCTTCGGTGATGTCGTCGTAGCCGCTGCTGGTCTTGCAGGCGTCGCCGGTGTGGCTGTCGGTGGGGTTCTGGGTGTCGATGAAGTTGAACCCTGTGATGGCTATGGAGCCCCAGACGTGCGTCTGGGGGAACGTGTCTGTCGACGAGCCCGAGGCGTGTGAACTGAGCGCCACCCCTACGGCGACGCCTGCGCCGGCGAGTACGACTCCGGCCGCGGCCATGACTGCGGGCTTGCGCCACCAGGGCGGTCGTGTGTGCGCACGACCCCGGGTGCGCAGCGGTGTGTCGGCCTCGGGTGGCTCGGCCTCCGGTGGGTCGACTGTCCAGTATGGGCGCTCGTCCATGGTGATCCCCCACCTACGGTGCCTGTGTCACTCCCCTGTGGTGACAACGGGTCACGGTAGCGCGTCGCGGCGTCGCGTGCACATGGATCAGGGTATTGAGCGGACGCTCAATCCTCGCCGATGTGGATCTCTCACGCACCGGTTGACATACTCGAACGCGCGTTCGACGCTGGCCCGGTGGACAGCGAAACGCCCCGGCCGAGTGCGAACCGGCCGGGGCGACGCTCGCCTGCGCGGC